TATATACTAGGTTCTACTAGTTTTATTGCTTTACATACAGCTTTAATAGCTGGTATATCAGCATGTGGAAAATGTTTATCAGGCGTAACAATTGCTCGTTTTACCATAGTTTCTCCGTTTATTTTTTTAATTCAAAATGTGGAAAATCGTCAAAGTTATTATCGTCTACTTCAAAATTCATATTCCAATCTCCTCCCCATCTTAGCACAATTCCCATAGACTTTGCAATACCCAAAACAAATCCTGCAAAAAGATGGAAACGCTCTCTGTCATTCCAATCAACAGGATAAGGCACCACATCCACAGCCCTACTAGGATTAGAGTTGTGACGACCATTGGGGTATCTAACTTTAGTTTTCTTTTCTGAAAATAATCTGTTTTGTCTTTCTTCATTTCTATAACCTTCTATTACACTGCAATCAACATGTTTAATTACTTCATTAAAAACTTTTTGTAAATCTTCATGACAAGTTGCAAGTTTTTCTTTTGATGTTTTTCCAAATTTAGCCATTATTTGCCTCCTGTAGACTCATAGTCTGAACCTGCATCCATATTAGTCATAGTTGCATTATTTGTATTAGAAGACATGTCATATACTGTTGTTCCATTAGCATGTTCTAATCCATCTCCCATTCTATACCATGCTTTTAAATTACTAGAAAATGATGATTCCATATGATTAAATGGCTGTCTTCCGTTATATATTGTTTGAATTTCTGCGTGGTTTAATGCTTTATCATATATAGTTACTTCTGATAACTTCATTGGGTAAGTTGCTGTAGTTGTATCTGTTCTATAAGAAGCTATAGACATATTTCCAGTATTTGACAATGTATGTGCAGTTTGGTCAGCTTCATTGTCATATTCACCATTAATATATCCTGTGCTAGTTCCAAGGTCTTCTTCTTCACCACTAGGCCTAGTAGAAGAAAACGCAATATGAACCCATTGGTTTTTAAAATTATCCATATTAATAGTGCCAGTATATGAACCACGATAATCAGTATTTATTTTATTAAAATAATGCATTTTAGGAGGATTGGCAGTATTAAAACACCAATTCCATCTTTTGTTATCGCTTTCCCATTTACTAAGAATACGAACATCATGAAAATCAGGTGCTTTTATCCAAGCTGTAAATGTAAAATCTCCAGTAGTTATATGATTTGTAGCTGTTGCATCAATTAAATCATTAGTTCCATCAAAATCTATACAATATTCATCTCTAAATGAATCTCCACTCATCATTATTTTTTTTGATTTAAACATTAATCTTTTACAAATCCAAGTCTTAATGTTATAGTTGCACCATTATAGTCATTAGTTGAGCTTGTTATACCATAAGCATATAAACTTGTACTGCCTGATGCAGCTTTAACTATTGCTCCTATATTATCTTTGCTAAATACTCCAAAATAACCATGGTCAGTAACATATGTAATATCTGTAATACAACATATCCCATCTAATACTGCTCTAGTAGATGTATCAGCTCCTATTGCATCACTTACAGAACCTATGCTAGTTGAATCTGATGTAATAACAAGTTTAAATCCTCCTGTAATATTGGCTCCATCTCCACTTGCATCTGTTGAATTATCTGTTACTATTGCTACTACTGATTGTAAAATTCCTGCACCACCATTTACAGAAACTGCATATGGTATTTCAGTTACATCAAACATTAAATCTCCACTTGTTCCATCTGAAGTCAATGTTGCTGAAATGTCAATTAAATCAACATCCATTTTGTTGAGTTTTTCTTGTACTGAGTATTGTTGTAGTTTTGTTTTTGCCATATTATCCTCCTGCCCTAAGCACTGGCTGTGCGTGAACGAGCTTGTTAGTTATTATTATCTTATTCCATGAGAGCCAGGAACAGTTATTCTCATTCCACTCACTTTACTAGTCTCATGTTTTTCTATCATTTTTTTAAATTCTTTCATTAAATATTCTTTCATATCGAATTGACCTGCATCTTCTGCTAATTTAGCTTTTACAAAATAAACTAAAGCTTTAGATAAATATGTAGGTAGATTTAACACAGAAGTTTCATCTGTTAAATTTTCTGTACCAGATAATACATATTTAATTTCTAATCCATTAGCTACAGAACTTGTTGGAGATTTCCATTCTTGTCTTGCAATACCAGGAGAAAAATCTCTACTATCTACATTATTATCAAATGTAGTATCTTTTTCAACGATAGCAAGTCTGCTACCTTCTAAGTAATATGCATATTGTTTAGTTGTAGCCATTATACGTTATCCGAATCTTTTACTGTTGGAGGTCTCATTAATCTTGGTATACTTCTATATTCATCTTTTGAATTTAAATGATTTTTACATCTTATATCAAGAACTTTAATTAAATCAGAAGGATAATCGTAAAACCTTTTATCTTCTGTTATATTTTGTTTTTGTGCACTAACATGAACTTCTGTAAGCATAGCTATTTCTTCCATACCATCTTTTACATAAGCAATAACTCTACCAGTTTGATTACTTCCAACTCTTTCCATAAATTCTTGTAATTTCATAATACCTCCTAAACGTTTTGTATTATAGCAGCTATTTTAACATATGCAGTTTTACTACCATTACCAATTGGGGCTCCTGCACTAACAACACAAGTTCTAGCATGTAAATTATCTACAGTAGTATTTGGAGCTTTAAGCATAAAAATTTCTCCACTTTCTATAAGTAATGCATCAGGAGTGTCATTAGCTAAAGCTACTCCATCAAATGCCAAAAGTATTCCTTCAGTAGTAGAAACTCCCATTGTAGAATCTGTATAACCTGTATGTTCTATAACTAAATATTTTACTTTATCACCAGAAGCTACGTCAGCTGCTGTAGTTGATGGTCCTAAAAAACTTTCAGTTGTTCCTATTAAATCTGCAGAAGAAGTAGTCACATTTTTTTCTGCATAAATCCAACCCTCTCCTCCAGATGTAGCGTTTGTTAAATTTGGATTTAAGTAATCAAATTTACCAGACATTTTTGTTTTGATACTATCTAGCAATACACTTGCTGACATTCTTCCTTTGGCACTATCCGCCATATTCTTCTCCTTCCTGTTGTTGTGGCATTTCTTCTCTAGGAGCTTTAGCTCTTACGTCATCTTTAGTTGGTTTTTGTTGCTGTGCAATACCAGCAATACCAGCATTATATTGATTCATAAGTCTTACATATTGTTCCATATACCACTTATATTTTGTCATTTTTTCTGTAATAAGTTGACTATATTCTGTTATATAATACTGATACCTATAAACCTTGCTTCTATATTCAGAAGCTTGAGCTTGAAGTTTTCTATCAGCATTTTTTGTTAAAGTTTCTAATTCTGAATCAAATTCTTTTAAATCATTATTATAATCTTTTTCTGCTATATTTAATTTTTCTTTAAATAAATCTAAGTTCTTTTCAAACATATTTATTTGCCTATCAAATGCTTCTAAATCATTAGAACTTAGAGATGATAATACTCCACTAGTATTTAAATCTGGACCCATATTAGGTGCAACATAAACAGGCAGACTGGGTATTTTAACATCATTCTCTTCATTTGCAGAATCATAAAAAGGTATATCATCTAATCCGTAATTTGATGCATTAGGTGCAGTAGGCATATTATTTTGTATTTCAGCTGCAACAGCTTGACAAGTCATTGCAGAAGCATATAAAACAACTAAATGTTCATATTCATCAGGCAACAAATTATCAGCAGTATCATTAGTATGTGCTATAGTTGGATAATTTATTTGACTTATTAAAGCTTGATTATTACTATCCGTTGGAGCTGGTAATACATATACTTTTCCATTTAAAGTGTAATAGCAAGGATTAAACCTGCTTCTATAAGATAAGCTTTCAGTATCTGTTGCCAAATATCTTAAACTAGCTGGAATAGGCGTAGCAGGTCTTACATCTGTAGTACTATTATTTTCTCTAACTACTGAAAGTAATTTGCCTGCTACTGCTGTACCAGCATTATCAGAAACAAGTGTTTCTGTTGCAAATTTAAACGCTTCATCAGGTTTTATATTAATTATTTTATTAATTAAATCCTTAGCTCCATCTGTAAGAAATGTTGATAACTCCGTTGTAGTTGGAGTTGTTCCAGTTGATACAGATGTTATACCTTCTATTTGTGCTTGAAAATTAGCCATATATTACCCTTATACACTAGCTACAAATAATTCAACATCTATAGCATTACCACCAGGATTTACTTGAATACTTCCTAAATCAGCCATTGTTCCAAAACTAGGGCTAGTATCTGCTTCTGCTAACATTAAAGCTTCTGGATTTCCTAAAATGTGGCTTTCTCCAGCTGCTAATTCAACTTGATATAAAGTAGCTGCTCCTACAACAGCTAATTCTAAAGCATTAGTATCATCTTTATTTGTAACTCTTATATATTTGCAATCTTGCAAGTCTACAGCTCCTGCAGCCCCATGAACATCAGCATTAAAACTTAATATTGTAGTTGTGTTACTAGCTGGGCATGTAACTATTCTTTTAAATATTTCATCTATACTAGCAATAGATAAAGTATTAGTTGCTCCTTGTTGAGCACCATTTAAGCTTACACTTTCTGTAATAGTAACAGTCATTGTTGCATTACTTATTGTTGTTGCCATTTAATTTAAACTCCTTAATTAGGAGCCTACCTCTCTTTTTGGAGAAACAACCAAGAAGAAAGGCAGACTCATTATTTATTTACGGTATTCTATTAGCCACTAAATGGTGTTGCCGCTGTTCCGTTTGTGCCATATACATTGCCCCAAACAACCCAACCTACACCAACGACTGCTCTGCAATTAACCTCAGAACCTAATAATCCACCAGTAGTTGTAGCATTCAAAGTAATGATATTATTACTAGTACCATTAGCTGCGAATCCATCATCAGCATCTACTTGATGTACTGCTAAAGTTCCTTGATAATAATTACCAGAAGAATCATTAGAAGTGATAGTTATATCACCACCAGCATCATTAGCCATAATGAATTTATATTCTAAACCATTAAGCTCATCTGTAATAGCAGGAAGTACTATTGCACATGCGTTTGAATCAGCTATGTGTATTACTCCACCTTCAGAACCGTCTAAAGTAACGCCAGCAGCGATTTTCAAATATCCTTTACTTTGAACTACACCACCTAAAACATTACCATCTTTTTCTTGTCCATACATTGGAATTGCCATAATTAACCTCCTTATGTCCAGATAGCATGAGATTCAGCCATTGACCATTCCATGCCACCTTCAGTTAGAATTAAATCTACTCTACGGTCAACCCCTGAGTTCTCTAAAGTTTGAACTCCTACGTAGACTGAAGTGTCTCTGTTAATGCCATTACCTACTAATGGTCTATATGCACAGTTTTTCATATTAATACCAAGCATTTTAACTTGAGTACCGTCTAAGTGAATATTTCTTGCAACATTCATATCACCATAAGGTGTTGAGAATGTAGTAATATCTACTCCAAAGACTTTCTTTTTGCCAGTTAAAGCAAAATCAGCTGTGTACATAGCACCTCTATTATCAGTAGCATTACCTAATGATAAATTGTTATGCATGTATCCACCTAATTTGTGCATCCAGTTATAAACTGCTGTACTAACAAAAAATACTGTAGCAGCACTATTGTTATATCTTGGGTCAACATAGTTAGACATATCATCTAAAAAGCTATCAGCTGTTTTACTAGCTGTATCTAAACTAAATGTATTACCATATTGAGTGATATAATCAAGAGCACCTTGAGTATAGTTTATTCCATTAGTTGAATCTTCGTATTGAGACCCAAATAATAATGATGTTTCAATATCATACTTATGTTCTATTAACTTTTCTCTCCAGACTCTAGCCCATTCATTAGCATCATATTTTAATGAAGTTGCTCTAGCTGTGTTAGTCATAGCACATGAAGTTTTCCATATTTGAGTTACACCATGATTGCTTGAGTAAGGCTGGTCTACCCATGTTTCAGGATATCCACTTCCTTCTTTAAAAGCACTACCAACAACATATGTTCTAGCTTGCTCTAGGTTACCAGTTGCGTCAGTTCCAATAGATTTATCTGATACTGCTTCATCACCATCTGCGTTTCCTGGACTGAAATTATCTGTCCACCAACCAGCGTAATCAACATAAGATGAATCTGATGCTTTAACAACTTCGCAAGTTACAAGAGCAGGATATTTAGAATCGATAGCTGCACCACCTTGTGGCGAAGTATCAACTTCTTTTATTCTGCATAACATATAACTTTTACCCCATGTAGCACCAGAATCTTGGTCTGCTTGCATAGTAGGTATTTTTATTACTTGACCAGGAAGAAAAAATTGTGGTGTAGTGCCACTAGCACCTACATCAATTTTCGAACTGGTATTTCCGTACACGTTTTGTACATTTCCCTGGTAATTGTAATCACTCGCCATATATAATTTTAGAGTATCACCAGCTTCTACATTTGAACCTGTTCCACCATCATTATATGCTTCTAAAATGGCATTAGTAAAATCGTCAGCACCATCGCTTCCGATATATCCCATTACATAAGCATATCTTTTATGGAAAGAACTTCTCTTTTCAGTAAATTTGAATTGAGGGTCATCAGTAGGTTTTTTTGCCACTTTACTTACAAAGCGGAAAAAAGGGTCTTGTGCAATTGATAATTCTGATACTCTGTCACCAAAATTGTACTTTCTTCTTACATCACCTGTAGCAAGATTAGTACTGGTTCCAGGACCACGACCATCAAAAGCAGAAACAGTTAAGTCTGTATTAGGCGTAATAACGCTTAAATAATCTTTAGCCATTAGACCGTCTCCTTCTAATTAACTCTCTATCAGCTGTGCCTAAGCACCTTCAAGTAGAGTGTATTAATTTGGAATAAGTCTATTACCGATGAATAGATTCTTATCCAAACATATCATCTAGGCCACCATCAAGTCCTTTTAAAGCATCAAAGATGTCATCATCTTTACTAGATACTTGACCTTGACTGTTGGCACCACTTTGGCTTACTGGAATATCACGAACATTCTTCATCTGATTAAGCATATCTTCTTTTGTTGCATTAGCAACATTTTGGTTAACCTTTCCTTTATTAACAATCATGTACATATCGTCAAATGTCATTCCTTCTGTTTGAAACTTGTGTTGAGCTTCTTGAACAAAATTCTTAAACTCTTGAGCAGTTAGTCCATTTCTTTGCATAAATTCAGCAGCATTACTTTGCAATCCAGCTTTATAATCAGCCTGTGCTTTTTGTCTTTCTTGAATAGCAACAGTTTCATTAACCCTTCTTGCAGCAACACCATCAACCATTTGATGAAATGCTTTAGCAGAATCAGAGTCAGGTTTATTTACAACATCATCCATATCAAATTCAAAGTCATCATCTAACTTTAATTGTTCTTTGATATTTTTTGGGACAGAGCCCCCATCTTGTAAGTAATCTCTAACGTGATTTACTAAGCCGCTATCTTTTTTCATCGCTTCTAACACAGGAACGTAAGGTTGCAACTCATTGAGTTGGGCTCGCATTCTTTGAGCTTCACGACTGGAATCACTATAGCGTTTCTTTAATGTCTCTAATTCAGACATCTCAGAACCTTGTGATACCTGTTGCCCAGCCTGTTCTACTTTATTAGGGCTCTGCTGAACAGAGGTTGCCTCATTTTGAACATTTTGTGCATTATCATCTTGAATACCGCTGTTAACGTCATTTTCAAGAGATGTGAAGAAATCATCACTATCGGAGCCGAATACAGTATCTTCTACTGAATTTGGGTTACCTTGAGTATTTTCTTCCATATTTATTTCTCCTTAATTTAAATATTTAATTTAATTCTAAAAATTTCTATTTTGCAAATCATTATTTTCTTTTTGCATTTTTTCTTTTTCTTGAACTGCAGGTTTGTTTTCAGTATCTAAAACTTTTCTCAAATGTTTCATTTGTGCTTTAGTTTCAAGTTCTTCTTTTACAATATTACTTCTTGAGTCATGTGTCTGCTTACTAATTTCAACAGATTGTTGCATAACTTTGTTTTTAATACCAGCTTGTACTAGCTGTCTTTGCAATGTTTCTACAGTTCCAGATAAATCTTTTATTTGTTCTTCTTGAGATTGTAATTGAGATTGTTGTTGTGCTACTACAGATTTACGTTGAGCAATACTTTCTTTATTTCTTACATCTGTTTCAGCAAGAACAGCGATGTCATCAACAACTCCTAATCTCATTAATTCTTTTAATTCTGATAAATAAGCCCATCTATTAACAGGCAATGTAGAACCTGATATTATTCTAATATCAAATTTAGCAGATTCATAGTCTCTCCATTTTCCTATAACTCTTCCCAAGTCATTATACATTGGAACATTTATTTCAATTTGTTTTTCTTCTTGTAATGCATTTGGCTGAACTATTCTAAATACTTTATGTGCTGTATACACACCTTGTGAATATTGTTTTATTACTTCTCCTAATTGTTTTAATCCAGGTTCAATGCAATGTTTTAACCAATATTTAACTCTTCTAGTTCCATATTCATCCATAGCTAACATACCTTTATAAGGCATTTCTTTTGTAGCTCCTGTATCTCCCTGCATAGAAGAATATATACCAGCTAAGTATTCCATATCTTGTTTACCAGTTTGAGTTAAACTAAAAAATGCATTATTTAACTGAAATGGTTGTACTGGAGTAGGGGGTGTATATCCTTGTCTCATAGGTAATAAAGCTCCAGGTGCTGATGAATATTTTTCCCAATAGTCTGTATCAATACTGCCTTCTTCATACATCCATCTTAATGATGAACCAAGAGAAGCATTGTGTATCATAAGCTGATGTGCTTTATTCATTTCTCTTTGTTTTCCAATTAAGGGAGAAACTGCACTCATAGGGAAAGGTGTGCCTGTCCATTTATAATGAAATGGAACTATAGGATAATCTTGTATTGGCAGATATTTTTCATATAACATTTTATCTCCAACTACACAACATAACTTTATAACAGTTTTATGAAATTTTATATTATCTACAAGATTTTTTTCAAATGTTTTATCTTTTAATAATAAATTAAATTCTTTTTCTGAAACAACTTTATTATCCATTTTAGAATATTCTTCTTGCAATCTATGTTCTATTTCTACAGCATATGATTGTAATTGATTAGCCATCATATCTTCTTCTTTAGTCATTTCTAATTGCATTCTTTCTGGTAACATTTCTCCAGCTTCAACAGCCTGCTCCATTTGTAATGATTTTTCTTTTAAAGAAACTTCCATTTCAATTCTCATTTTTTCAACTTCTATTGCAGCCATATTTTTTATTTCTTGAATTTTGGCTTCATCTGGTGGAATTTTATAAAATACATTCATATAAGCTACTTTTTCTTTTTCATAAAGCTCATAAAATTCTACTAACTCATTTTCTTTCTGACTATATATAGAATTATTAGAATCCATATCTTTATAATGAAAATCAGCTTGTTCATTATCTATAGTTTTTTCTGAATAATTATCATAAGATTCTTGATTAGAAGATGCTGCCATTATTTTTCTCTTGCTGTCAGGGAACAATTGGACTAGGTGTCCTTTGGGAAGTATTTTGCGGATGAGTATGTAGGCAGCATCTCTAAATAAAATATCTCTTGATTTATTATCAACATAAATATCAAATGGGTCTGGTTGTTGTATAGATATTTCTCCCATACCTCTATCAGCATCAGGGTCTACAGTAACAAGCAAATAACCTAAAGATTTAGTAACAGCATCATTTACAGCATTTGAGAGTAACGTATCTCCATTAGAATAACTCCATATATAATCTGCTATATCTGAAAATACAGCTGCTACATCAGCATCATCTCCAGTTACTCCAACAGCTTGCCATCTTGGTTTATTTGCTGTAGCATAAAAATTTAACATTTCTACAACAGGTGTTATTCTATTAATTGTAAATGTAGGCATTCCTTGTTCTTGCAAAGAAACTTTTTCTTCATGACTTAATTGATTATCATTTGCAAAATCAAATCCTTTTTGATTTATATATTCCCATTGAACTCTATTATCAGTTTTAGAAAACTCATATATTTGTTTTACTTTTTCTGCAACTTTATCTTTTCTTTTAGCCAAGTTTAAACTCCTGCTTTGTATTTATTATTTGCTTTTTTAATATTATTAGATTTTTTTATTTTTTTAGAATATTTTCTTCTAACATTTCCTGTAGATAACGAACTATTATCTTTAACACTTAAATCTTTTGTTGTTATAACTGATTTACTCACTATTCTTCTAATTTTTTTAATTCAGGCATACCGCCATATGTATTTTGAAATGTTTCTTCAAACCCTTCTTGAAGCTGAGCATCATCATTCATATATTGTTGTTTAAACTCTTCATCAGTTAAATATAAAGGAGGAAGTTTATTTGTTACAGGGTCTTGAGCAGCCATCTTAGAAGCTAATTTTTCAGCACCCATATCAATAACGTTTCCCATATTTTCTCCAAATTTACTAACCATTTCTATTGCAGGTTTTACAACTCTTCTATATCCTACACTTTCACCAAATATATCTCCAACTCTTTTCATTTGTTTTAAATTAGTCA